CGGTCGGCGTCGACCTGGACACGTTCGACCAGGACCCGGAAAACCCCGACCGAATCCGTGTCACAGCTGCCCGCCTGGCGGAAACCAGCCTGGTCGCCCTGGGCGCCTACCCGACCGCTGCCGTCGATCAGATCGCCGCCAGCCAACCCCGAACTGGAGGGACAATGTCCGACTCGACCCCGACCCCCGACCCGGCGCCGGCGCCCGACCCGACGCCCGACCCGGCGCCCGCCGTGCAGGCCGACGCGCCGCGACCAGCGCTGATTATCGCCGACCGGGAAGCGCCCGAAATGCGGCTGGGTGACTACGTGCGGACGCTGGTCATGGCCGAACGCGGCGACCAGGGCGCCCGCCAGCGCCTGGAAGCGGCGCTGACCCGGGGCGACGTGACCACGTCGCCGGGTCTGATCCCGATTGCCTACGTCAATCAGATCATCGACTCGACCGGCGCCGACCGGCCGCTGTTCGACGCGATGGCGCACGCCGAAATGCCCCCCGCCGGAATGACGATCCGGCGACCCGAAATCACCGCCCGACCGGACGGCGGTTTCCTTGCCAACGACCAGGCGGGGGCGCCGTCGAACGCCGTCACCATCGCCAACCACGACGTGAACGTCCAGCAGTGGGCCTGGGGCGGGTCGGCCAGCGTCGCGCTGGTCGAGCGGTCCAGCCCCAGCTACGTCGAAGAGATCATGGCGCAGGCAATCAAGGCGTATTACCGCGATGTCGAGGCGGACATCGCGGCTGCGTTCGTGGCGGCGGTCGGGACGGCGAGCAGCCTGGGCGACGCCGTCGCCCAGTACGTCGCGCTTTATCGGACGTACCCGAATCTGCTGGTTTGCGGCGGGGACGCATACGGGAAGATCCTGGACGCGACCGGCATCCTCACGTTCACAAGTGGTAGCGCCGACGCGCAGGGGTCGGCGACCATCGCCGGTCTCAAGGTCGTCCCGTCCGCCGACGTGACGGCCGGCGACGGGTGGTTGACGGCGACCGACTTCCAGGAAATCCGGGAGTCGACGCCGCTTCGCCTGTCGGTCTCCGACGTGACCAGCCTGTCCCTGGAAATCGGCGTCACCGCGTTCTATGCCCGGACGCAGACCCGCCAGGGCGTCGGCGCCGTCCATATTCCGGCGCTGGTGCTGCCGCTGGCGGCGCAGGCGCAGTCGTCTGGCCGGTCGAAGTAGGGGCGCCCCTGGGGCGTCCCGGAAGCGGGGCGCCCCCTCCGGCGCCTGGTCGAAACGGTCACGTGGCGACAGGGCAGGGGGGGCGTCCCGGGAAATCGAGGATGGAATGCCTGCTGACTGGATCACAAGCGACGACGTAAAGACCTGGGTCGGTCCGATGATCGACCAGGCGCGGCTGGATGAATCGACCGCCGCTGCGAAGCAGTACGTCGAGGATCGACGCAGCGAACTGGACCTGGCCGGCAGCGTCGACCCGCCACCCGACGACGTGAAGCTGGGGACGGCGATTTACGCCAGTCTGATCTACCAGGCGAAGGCGTCGCCGACCGGATACCCGGCCTATGGCGACGGCGCGCTCGACTTCGCGTCCTACGACCAGTCGCCCAGCTACGCGCGCGCCATGCGACTGATCGGCTGGCGCCGGCCGGTCGCGCTATGAGCGTTCGTAGCGTCGACATGCTGACGGCTGCGCTTGACCAGGTCGTCGCCCTGGTCGAGTCGGCCGGGATCGCCGCGACCCGCGACCCGGGCGACTTCCAACCGCCGGGCGTGATCGTCGCCGCGCCGACGATCACCGGCGCCGCGACCATGCAGTCAATCGGGCTGCTGGTCCCGGTCTACGTCGTCGCCGACGAAGCTGGACAGGGCGGGCTGGACTGGATGCTGGGAGTCGTCACCCAGCTGCTGCCGCTGTTTCGGGAGTCGGCAGCCGAACCGACGAACTGGATTTCACCGCTCAATCCCGCCGGCCTGCCGGCGTACCTAATCACCCTGCGAACGAACGTCGCGACCATGGAAGGGGCGCTGTAGTTATGCCGTTCAACGACACCCGCCTGGGTCCCGGGACGCTGACCCTGGGGACGACCCCGGGGACGGAGTACGGATTCCAGGTATCGAAGCTGGCGCTGACGCCGTCAGTCGATTCGACCGATGGGACGCCGACGCTGGCGCTTCCCGACCCGCCGCCGGAACTGAAAACGACGTGGGCGCTTGAGGGCAGCGCGATCAACGACTTCACCGATCCGACCGGGCTGCAGCGGTACTGCTTCGACCACGACGGCGAAGAGACGGAGTACACCTGGACGCCGATCACGGCCGGGCTGCCGACGCCGACCATCGTCACCGGGACGGTCGTCCTGGCTGCGTTCCCGATGGGCGGGGATGTCGGCGCCCAGATCGTCACCGACTTCAGCTGGCCGCACGTCGGCCTGCCGGTCTTCAGCGGCGGGACGACGGCAGCGGCTGCTGCTGGGGCGAAGGCGAAGTCGTGATCCGGTTCGACGGGACCGTCCACTACCACGACGAACGCCGGCCGGATCGGTTCGTGGCGACCCAGGCGGAAGTCGCCGCCTGGGAGCTTTACGCGATCCGGCACGGCTTGAATCCGACCCCCCAGCCTGGCGTCGCCGGCAGCGTCCCGGTCACCTGGTCGCGGTTCCTGGGTTACGAGGCGCTGCGCCGGACGGCCGGCATCGCCCGCGCTGACTGGCCGGATTTCGCCGACTGGTCGGAGACCGTCGCCGAAGTCGACCTGCAATCAGACGACGAAACCGGCGAGGTCGCGGCGGACACCGCCCCTTTCCAGATGGGACGGTTAGCCGAATGATCGCGGCGCTGTCACTGGCGACCGGGATACCGCCGCGCGCGCTGCTCGATGAACCGCCGGAGATGGTCGCGACGCTGGCCGACCTGGCCGGGCGCCGGCGCTGATGGCGGCTGCTGCTGGCACCGGCGTCAAGGTGGACACGTCCGACCTGGAGCGGGGCGCCCGCCAGCTGCGCCAGGCCAGCGGCCAGCTGGCGTCGCCCGCCGACCCGCATATGCGCGGCGCTGCCAGCACCGCCGGCGAAATGCTGACCCGCCAGCTGCGCGCGTCGGCGATGGTCGCAGCGACGCCGCAGGCGCGGATCGTGGTCGAGTCGGCGCAGCTGGCCGGATTCGGCGAAGTCGGCGTCAGCCTGGGCGGGGGGCGGGGCGTCGGCAGCAGGGGGACACCGGCCGGCGCGATCCTCTGGGGCAGCGAATCGGGGGGCCGGAACTTCGACGCGCCCCGGGGCGGGTCGTACTGGATTCGCCCCGCCGTCGACCGCACCCGCGACTGGGCAGCCAGCGCCGGCGGACCGTACCTGGCAGCGACCAACAGCATCCTTAGGGGCGTCGCCTAATGGCCGGCCTGTCCAGCCTGGTAATCAAGATCGGCGCCGACACCGCGCAGGCGGTCAGCGCGATAAAGAACGTCGACGGCGCCCTGGACAAGACCGCGTCCAGCGGCCAGAAACTGCAGGCGGGAATCCAGAAGGCTGCGATCCCGGCGGCTGCCGCGCTGACCGCGCTGGGCGCTGCCGCCATGACCAGCGTCCAGGCTGCCGCTGCCGCACAGAAATCTCGAGAACAGCTGGACAGCCAGCTGGAGCGCTCGACCGGCGCGACGCAGGCGGTCGTCACGGCGAACGAAGAATGGATATCGAGCATGTCGAAGGCGACGGCGACCAGCGCCGGCGAACTGCGCCCGGCGATGGCCGACCTGGTCCGCTCGACCGACAGCGTCTGGCAGTCCCAGCAGCTGCTGACGCTGGCGCTGGATACGGCCGCTGCGACCGGCAAACCGTTGACATCGGTCACGGCGGCGCTGGGCAAGGCGTATCAGGGGCAGTACGGCGCCCTGCAGCGGCTGGTTCCGTCGATCACGGCGACGGTCAAGGCGGGGGGCAGCTTCGCGGAGGTCCAGAAGGAACTGAATAAGCAGGTCGAGGGCGCGGCGAAGGGGGAAGCGGGGACGGCAGCCGGCCAGTACAAACAGATGGAACTGTCGATGAAGGCGCTGCAGGTGCAGATCGGGACGGCGCTGCTGCCGGTCTTTCAGCAGCTGATCCCGGTCGTCACCCAGGCGGTCGGCGTCATGTCCGGGCATACCGACGTGATCATCGGCCTGGGCGCCGCCGTCGCGGTCTTCAGCGGCGCGATCCTGGCTGCGAACGCTGCGATCAGTGTCTACAACACCCTCACGACGATCCAGCGGGCGCTTGACCAGTCGGCGAATATCCAGAAACTCATCGCAGCTGCGCGGACGGTCGCCTACACCGCCGCGATGGTCGCGCAGCGGGTCGTCATGGTCGCGATCAGCGCCGCGACGAAGGCGTGGACGATTGCCCAGATCGCGCTCAATATCGCGCTTAGCGCGAATCCGGTCGGCCTGGTCGTCGTGGCCGTGGTCGCGCTGACGGCCGCGATCATCCTTGCCTACCGGCATTCGGCGACGTTCCGAAACATCGTCCAGGAAGCGTTCCGGGTCGCCCGCGACAACATCGTCCTGCTGCTGGGGCCGATGGGTCTGATTATCAAGGCGATGATCGAGCTCTACCAGCATTCGGCGACCGTGCGGACGATTGTCACCGGGACGTTCAACGCGATCCTGGACGCGATTAACGCGGTCGTCCGGGCGATTCAGGACCTGGTCGGGAAGCTGGGGTCGATTCACTTCCCGTCGAAACCGTCCTGGTTGCCGCTGTCCGCCCCGGGCAGCTACGCGACGCCCTACGCGATCCCGACCGCTGCCGCCGGCGGCGGGACGGTCGTCAACGTGACCGTCCAGGCCATCGACCCCGAATCAGCGGCGATAGCGGTTCGGCGCGTCCTCAGTCGCTACGACCGGCGACGCGGGAACCGTGTCCTTGGCGGGCAGGGCGACTATGCCTAGCGCAGCGGCGCTGGAGGTGCTGATTAACGCGGTCAGCGTCCCGGGCAGTACCGTCGTCGCCGACCTGACCGTGCGCAGCGGCCGGACGCGCGCCGACGATGGCCTGGAAGCAGCGTCGGCGACCATCGACCTACTGTCGCCCGACCCGGCCGGTGTCGTGGTCGGCGTCGGCGACGACCTGCAGGTCAAGGTCAACGGCGCGCCCCGCTTTACCGGCCGGATCGCGGAAGTGACGCGGGCGACCGCCGGCGACCCGGCGAGCAGCCTCTACACCCTGGTCGGTATCGGCCAGATCGCGCGCCTGGCGCGCATCCTGGTGAACCTGCCGATGGCCGCTGGGAGCGCCGCAGATCGCGCCGTCGCGCTCTTCCAGGCGGCGGGGATACCTTACGTCGTCCAGGGGGGTCACACCCTGCAGATGGCCGCATACGGCGCGACGGGTGATCCTCCGACGACCGCCGACCAGGTCGCCGGCGCGCTGATGATCGACACCGGGTGCATCCTCCAGGACCAGGGCGACGGGTCAGTCCTGGTCCAGTTTCTGGACAGTCGCCTGGGCGGATTGACGTTCGCGCCCGACCCGGCAGACACCCACGTCGACCTGGCCTGGGAGCAGACCGACGACCTGGTCAACGATGCACAGGTCGCCTGGTCG